GTTGAACGGCAAAGCGTTCATAGTGGCGTTATCTAAAAAATAATCCCCGTCGTTAAGAAATACGTTTTTTGCACCACTATTTAACGCCGCCTGTATAGCCGCTGTATCATCCGTAACACCATCGCCAACAGCACCGAAATCTTTGACAGAGACAGTTTCTGCTAACTTATCTGACAGCAATCTATCAGTTGTCCCGCCCTCAGTTCTGACAAGAGAATCTGACCGTACAGTAAGTGCATTGCGTGCCGTATTGTAGTTTGCATCAGAATTGTAATCAGCACGGCTAACAGTCTCACGCAGTTTGGCTTGGACGGTTGTTGTAACAGCCCCTGCGCCTGCTGGTTCATAAGCCACCAAAGCAGCGTTGTTACCAACAGTCGTCAGTGTTTCAGCCGACACGAACTTGACCACAGCACCAACGTGCAGGCCTGACGTGAACGTGACGGTTGTGGAGTTGGTTTCGACAAAACTGTACGAACCGCCTTCGACTTGGTTCACACCATCGACGTACACCACCAAGTTGTTCAAACCTGGTTGGTAGCTCATGGTGGTCAGTGTGAAAACCGTCTGGCCAGCCGTTGCCGTTTGGACTTCCTCAGAAGTCACAAAGTTTACGAAGTTGGAGTTAATGCCAATGATGTCGTCCCACGAGCCGATTAATTGGTCGGTGGAGCTGTACAGCACAAACTTGTACACCAGACCGTCGGTCAACCAGATCTCGGCTGGCACACGGCCACCGGCGTTTAGGATAATGGGGTTGCTGTTGGGCGTCCCGCCAGACGAGCTGGTGTAAGTCGCTTGCGGTGTGGTCGTGCCTGCGGCGTAGGTGTAGAGCTTACCGCCGACCAGTGGATCGCCATTATTGTCAAAAAATTGACCGGCAACACCGCCGACCGGGGAAAGATTAACAGCCATCGTTTTACTCCAATTCGATCAAGCCGCCATCCTCTTGCACGAGGTTGTCGCCGCTTTCGGTTTCCAGGTTGCCCGTAATCACATCACGAGCATAACCCGCCACAAACGAAATTAGGCTGCCGAGTCCGACAGCCACACCGTTGCGAACTCCTACACCCCAACTCATCGAATGTTCACCGGCTTGGCGTACACGGTGCCTCCTGTGCTCATTTGAATAGCACTCACTCGCCAAGGAGCGCCTGTGCCTTCAGGCACAGCAAACGGAATCGGCGTAAAAGCAGGCACTGGTGTGCTAGCTGTCGTGGCTGTAGCGCCTTCACCAACAGTAACATAGCAGGGTTCAGTTGCCCAAACGATGACGCCTTGAGGGCCAGCAGCCCAAGCAGTGGTCGACCCAGCCGTTCCCGTGAAACTGACAGAATATGCCGGGAAAGTGGTGTCGGATAAGGGTTTAACGAGTTCCATTACGGTTCCTTACGCTAAAAATTTGAGCTTATACAGGGTGGTTAGGTACAGCGAAACGATCTCATCAATGATGTTCTGAATCGCCGTTTCTTCCTTCTCGACAACTTTATACCGCATGTCTTCGATAGTTTTAAGCGAATCTTCCAAAAAATCGACCACATTGTTAGTCTTTTTGGCAGACTGCAAGACAATCGGGCCAATCAAGCCGTACCGGCCTTGATAGGTTTCAGCTAACGAGTCAGCCAAGTCAACAATCCCAGTATAAAACTTGTTAAGCGCCTTGTGTTTGGCATAGCTACGAGTGTTCAAGTGCACGCTATGCGTTACGTCGCGTGCCAAAAACAAGTTGCCTAAGAAAACTTCGCAAGTCATTGTGGTACTCCTGGTGGCATAGGTGGCTGCATAGGTGGTTGCATTGGGGGTTGTTCCATCCCGACGGGCATTTCAGGAGCTTGCTGAGCCGCTATCTGATCGCCAGCGGTCATGACGTCTCTGAGCGTTTGCATAACGACTTCCTGCACTTGCTCAGGGTTCATGCCAGCAGAGACCGCCGAGATCCGCTTGGTTTCAGCGTTGTACTCCTCAATGCGCAGCTTCTGGGCTTCCATCGACTTGTTGACGTTCTGAAGCATCTGGAACATTTGCTCCATTTCCTGCCCCATTGCTTGGATTTGCTGCTGAGCTGCCTGCAACGCTGGATCTTCGTCTTGATCGGCAAGCACAGCCGGGTCGATGGTCTTGCGCAGACGCTCAGCCATTTCCTCAGCACCTGGCCAATCCATGTTCTTGACGAACAGATCGCCAGCCACAGCCCACAAGTTCGGGTTGCCCTGAAGAATCTGACTCATGGCGTCCATTGCTTCCTGGCGCTTGGTCATGTAGCTCGGGCCGGTCGTCACGATCACGTCGTACTTACCCACACCGGGGTTATAGATCTTGTCGATCACCACGCCGTTCTCGTCCACGATCTTGCGAACTGGTTCTGGCTGGTTGGGGTCGATCTTGGCCATCTCTGTCTCACCGTCCAAGCCAATGATGCGGGCAATGCGACGGGTGTCGTAGATTTTGGGGATCAGATCGACCAGCTGCCGGGTGCAGTAGCGCACGGCACGAGCCAAGTTGTCGACATAGTGGTAAGTGCCTGTATCAGCCTGACGCTCACGAGCCAAAATAGCCCGTCCAGAGCGCTCGTTAGACGTTTGCCCAAGGGCTGAGTCGTACTGCCCAGTGGTCGCTTTTATGTCGTCAGAAGCCCCTAATTTGGCCTGAATCAGGCCTGTTTGGGGCAATGGCGGGGCAGCACGTTGCGGCAGGGGCAAGACCGAACCCGCACCGTCAGTCACATCCGGGTTTACCTCCAAATACGGCCAGTTGGTCGTGTTGGCAGTCTTCCACTGGTGCTCGTAGCCTTCGAACTGGCCGCCATAGCCGATAAATGGCGCTTTAGGCGCCAAGGCGAGCATTTCAGCTTCTTGGCTAACCCAGTAGTTGTACATCCGCTGGGCATCCTTGGCGTTACGCACGATGCCGCTGATGTGGATCTGCCCGTCAACCTCGAACTCGTTGCCGATTACGCGAATGACAGGGATCCATTTGCCCGCCCAATCGCGTTCTTCCAGCACTTCGTAGCCGTTGGTCTTGACCCACTTGATCTTGCGACGGTCGGCTTGACGCTTGCGCACCGGCTCAAAGCCCATCAACTTCATTTGCTTGGCTTCGGGTGAGTCTTTGAACGCTGTCACTTCGCCAGGAAAGAGTAGCAGCTCAGCCTTTTCATACTCAATGTAGAAGTACTCCGCGATGCGGATCGTTTCTTCGTTCATCCATTGGCTGATGTTCTGATCGCCCACGCCTTGCTGCTGGAGCGTCGTCACGGGAGCTGCGTCTGGGTACAGGCGCTCGTACTCGTCCTTAGCGATGTCTTCGGTAATGAAGCACCACTGGGCGTCTGACCCACACGGGTCTTGGATCATCGGATCCATGTAGACGCTAAAGCTGTTGCGGATGCGCCCGATTCTCAAGTCCTGATCGAACGAGTCCTCGTCGCAGTACTCGGTCAGGATGCGGATGTAGCCTTCACCGTAGGTGACTTGGTTCTCACACGCCGTGTCATAGGCCACATCGGCGTCTGACATGTACTCAATGTGCCGCACGATGCCGTCAAAGATCTCAGCGACCTCTTGATCGGCCTCGTCGTTAGCCGGAATCACCTTGCCAGACGGCCGGTTCTGCCGCTGATCGTTTGTGACTTGCTTGACGTGCTGCGGCAGCTTGTTGATCGTCAGGCACGGGCGGGCGTTAATCGTCTGCCCTTGCACCGAGCCGCGCGTCGACAGCACATCTTGCGGCCATTGCCACCGATTGTCGGGGCTGCCGGCCATAAAACGCAAGTCGTCCAGCTCGTCTTCACGAGAGCTTGAATAAGCGCTGATGGCCACCGTCATCCGGTGGCGCATGGTCGCTAGAAGGTCTTTTTTATCCATCAATCACGCCTAGAATGTGTTCTTCGCGCATGACCAAGTAGTCTTCACCTTCGAAGTTTACGTCTTGGCCTACAAATTCACCAAACAAAATTCGCTGTCCGACCTCAGTTTCGGTCGCTTTTGGCCCTTTTGCGACAACTACCCCGGTTCCGGTCTGTTTTTGTCGTAAAAGTGCAAAAAGTGCGTGTTTTTCCATTTCTGGACGCACAAATAGGCAATTTTGCGTCGGTGCCAAGTTCATTTCTTCCTGCCCCCTGTCTTCTTAGCTGCTTCACGTTGTGTGCTGTAGGCAATGGCCACGGCTTGCTTTTGCGGTTTTCCTCGGGCTATCTCAGCCTTGACGTTCTTTCGGAAAGCCTCTTTGCTGGGTGATTTCACTAACGGCATTTTACGCCCCCATCCAAGATGCTGAGTTGTTTATGTGGCTCTGCACGACGACTGTGCGGGGGCGCTCACGCGCCTCTCGATGCGCGACCGGATAGGCAAACGTCACCGCCAACGCATCAGCCGCATCGGGCGAGGCCAGACCTCGTGACTTCATTTCCTTTTTGCCTTCCAAGAATATCGTCCCTTTGCTGTCGGGTTTACGCATGGGGCCAGTTAGATCCGACTTCAGCTGCCGATCTTTCGGTATGCTCGCCGTCTTTAACCACTCACGCATGTCGCCCCACATCTGGGCGCGCTTGTTGCCCCACATCAGCGGCTTGCTAGACTTCGATCCGAAGTTAACCCCACGCACTTTGTAGCGCTGTTCGGTCAACCTGTCAAGGATGCCGTAGCCTAGCCCGCCCTCGTCAATTACTGTGAGCGTCGGTTTGTACTCCTCAATCGCGTCGATCACCCGGCCGACGATCGTCATGGTGTCCTCACCCCGATAGCGGTGAATGGCGCGGATGTCGCGCCCTTGCCTGACCACGATCACGGTCGAGTCAGCCCCGCCTCGCGCCGGGTCGACGCCTATGACGACCGGGGCAGAACTGTCTTTATACGCCGGTCTGGCAAACGCATCATCAACAAGTTGGGGGCTGATGAACTGATCTTCACCGGCTGCGGGAAACTCACCGTAAACTTCCACTCGCGCCTGGGGTGAGTCGTCGCCGTATTCTTCAATGATCTGCTCATATACGCCTTTGTCGGTGCCCTCGACCTCACGGGCGTCTACTGTCCGGGTTTTCCAGAAGTCACGCTTGGCGTGAAAGCACTCGAAGAAGTACCCGCTGTTGCGCCGTGGGTTAGAGAACGCCAGCCAGTACCTATCTAGTATGTTTTCGGTGAAGAACCCAGACGCCACCGACCAGATCGGGTCGGGTATACCCGAGGCTTCGTCAAAGATCACCATCATGCCGTCGTGGTTGTGCACCCCAGCGTAAGCGTCCGGGTTTTCCTCACTCCAGAGCTTACCTTCAGCTGCCCAGTAGCGTGTGCCTTTCTTTAAGTCGCGCTCGGCCAACTCACACACCCACTGCGCCGGTACCAGCTTGGTTGCGCTGATCTCCCACCAGTGGGCGTTGATCGTCATCGCCTGCCACTTGGTCAGCTCGCCCCAGGTCACTGAGCGCAACTGCGCTTCGCTGTTAGCGCTCACAATGACCGTCGAACCAATCCGGGTGGTCAGCATCCACAAGATGAGCCAGCTCACCAGCGCCGATTTGCCAATCCCGCGACCTGAACTGATCGCCTGCCGCAGGGTATCCATCTGCATCAAGCCACGGTTGTCCTTGATGTGTTGCGCGATCGATCGGAGGGTGTCGCGCTGCCATTTGCGCGGCCCTTTAAAGTTAGCCAACGGCGTGTTCGGTTGACCCCACGGGAAGGCCATCAGCACGAACGCTTCTGGATCGTCCGCGATCTGCGGCGACCATAGCGTGGCCATGAGCTGTTGTTCACCTTCGGCGCTATAGATCGGCTTTTGCATTAGCGTGGCACCGGGTAGCGTAGCTCTTGCGGTTGCGCGAACGTGTCTTTATTCTGCTGCATCCGTCGCATGGCGTACTCATACGCTTTGCGGTACATGTTCTCGGTGGGTTCACCGCCTGCGCGCAACAGTTCTATCTCGTCGGCGGCTAGCGTTGGCACCATCAACGGCATCGACATCGGTTTGCCGTTAACCTCAAACGTCACCGACAACTCAGTCATCGGCCGCCCGCTACGGTCGGGGATCTTACCCATGTACCCTAACCCTTTAGGTTGCGCCGGTTCACCAGGTCGTTCAGCCCACCGTAAGCCGTAAGGCGCCATGCCGATGCGCCCGTCCATACGCAAACCATTTACGTTAATCGGTGCTAAGTTGTTTTGCTGGGGCATTTGGCACCTCGGTTCTGTATTCTATATCTTGCACTTGCAACCCTTCGATGACACGCTGTTTGGCTTGCGCTAGTGCGTCGGTGATACTGATCTGTTGCGTGACTTCCAACTGCACACGCTGGGCGGCCTGCCAATCGTGGCGGTGCTTCAGGATCTCAAGCGCGATCTTAGCGTCGCCCTCAAGCGCTGCCGTGTGCATGACCCTCGACAGTTCCGCTTCGCCGTCGGCTTTGCCTTTGAGCGCCGCCATCTCAGCGACCGGATCCATCTGCGTCAGCTGCCGATACTCGGTGGGCAACATGCCAGCAGCGAGCGCCAATGCGTCGCCCTTCAGGCCGAGCTTGGCTGCGTCATATATGGCCTGCAAGCGCGACTCGGTGGCCTGCAACTTGCGCGCCTCGAATGGGAGGGTTTTCCAAGTCATACGCGAATTGTAGGTCATGTAGGTCAAATAGTCATCGTTTTTGAGTTGACGCTTGTCTTCATTAAAAAAATAAAAAAAAATTTCTTCTGAGCGGTGCGCACACATGTGGGGTTGGCCAGGGCCCTGGGGGGGGTCTTTTCAGCCCTGGGCAAGAATTCCTTAAGCTGTATGCATAACCAGTACTGTATAAACCACTGTATGAAACCTTACACGAAACTTACGCCAAACTTACACGAAGCTTACACGAACCTTACACCAAGCTTACGCCAAACTTACATGAAGCTTACGCCAGGCTTACACGAAGCTTACAGTGGGGCTAAGACTTAGTGAGTATTCCTAAGACTTAGTGAGTATTTCCGGATGGCTAAATGCTTGCCAAATTGGCGATGGTGGGTCAAATGGGTCAAATTGTCACGCGTTTTAAATTGGCGCCGGACGACGCGGAGATTCTGCGTGCGCCCGATCCTACAGAACTACTGTACGCATATACAGTAGTTTTAATTCTTTTAAACAAAATACAAAACAATGACAATTTGACCCACCAGAGCCCAAAAGCCGCGCTGTTGTTGGCTTTCTTGGTAGGTCATCTCAAATTTTCAATGACCCACCTTGTGACAATTTGACCCACGCACAAAAAAGTGTTGCACCATGCAACAAAATCCGTTACACTATCTTTGAAGTAACTAACAACCTGGAGCAAACAACATGACAACCGCAACTAACTTAGCGTTTTTCCTGTTAGACAAGACCGGCTCTGTTTGCGGGCAATGGTCAGGCAAACTTCCCGCCGCCGATCAGCGCAAATTGTTTGGCGCGTTTTTTGGTAAGGGCACATTGATAATCGACGGTGAAAACGAAACCGTGGAGCATTACGTCAAAGTTTGCTTTGGTCAAGACTATGACACGACGCATTATGTCAAATGGGCAAATCTGTAACCACAACCGCGCGTCGATTGGCGCGCATTCTTTTACTTTTCAATTGAGGGATTGAAATGAAACATAAGACAACCATCACAAAAGACGCATGCGGTAACACTGTCCACGTTTACCGTGGGATCGAAATAGAACTGGATACGTCAACCCCAAACGGATATTACGGGCGTTACTCGTTTTACTTCAAAACCCGCCAACGGTTCGCCAAACTTGCACACGCTAAACAAGCCATCGACGCATTACTGACTAAGTAACTTAACTTTCAATTGAGGGATTGAACCATGAACAACGATCTACAAAACCATGTTAAGCACATCATCCACACGTTAGAGCACGGGCTTGATTCCATTGAGCGCGAAGATGAGGGCTTGCCTATGGATGGTTTCGAGTACTTGAGTGATGCGCTCGACATTGAGTTTATTGTTAACAGTCAGCGCGAAGTATTAGGCGCTCGCATCTTGGTAGCATTCGGAGGTCCTAATATCTGGATCAATACTCGCACTAAACAAGTCGAGGGTTACTGGTGGAGTGATAAATTCGTCATGTCTTATGACAATGACGAAATCGGGCTTGATGATGCTATTGAGACCCTTTGGAGTTGCTAATCATGACAACGGAACAATTCTATGATTTTTTACAGTCCCACGGGTTAACAGTTTGGCAACGTGGTGGAGGTTGTACAGCATGGGGGAAAGAGTTAGGCGAAAACCGTAACCTGATTGTGTCTCAAGACTTACACCACGAAATTTACCCTGAGTATTTCGGCGAGTCTTGGCTTGGGGTTTGTGTGGGCATTGAGTGCGGTAACGAATTGGAAAATGTCGAGAATTTTTGCGAGCATCATAGTATGCGAGCGGCTATGGCGCATATTCGCGCGATTTTGGAGGGCACGAAATGAAAGACAACCGGACATTTTTAGCCTATTGGGGCGAGGGCTACGGGGGAGATCAAACCGCGATTGTGGGCGTTGAGTACTTCACGCCCGAACGCGGGTATGGCGGGGATGAATTGAACGCCATCTTAGAGCTTGACCCGTTGCAAGTTGCTGACCTTAGCGACTTGAGCGGTGCCCACGTCATCATTCGGATTATTTAAGGGGTTAACCATGTTACCGAAACACTTTGACGCATTGCGCACGGGCGATGTCTCTATGCACTTGTTCTATCAGTTGTCTAAACAGTATCACGCGGACGTCGACGGGTTGTTTTCCATCGGTTTTATCGACGCTACCGACGCTATCCCGTCGGGTAGCACCCGCGCCGCTAATGAATTTATAGGAAACCATACTGCTACTGTAACCATGTTGCGAGGGGTCGATCATGCGTGACGCTATCTTATGCGCCCTATTGGGCGCGGTATTGGGCGCCATGCTTGCGCTCGCTATTTAACCATCCGGAGCACTCAATTATGAAATTTGACCATATCGAATACACCATAGGCGAGCATTTTTTACCCGCGCTAATCAATGGCGATTATTCAGGCCTTGAGGATAGCGAAATTGAGCAGTTTGATGATTTCTTGCGCGGCGCAGGCGCTGATTACCCAGCGGCCAGTAGTGGCCATTGGGCTGTTGAGGATGACGGCGAAAATTTCACGCGCTGCGAAGTGACAAACTTGTTTTCGCGCTGCGCCATCGTGCGTCTCTATTTTCCTATTAGTCAGGAGGGCTAAACAATGAAACACTATGAAATCCATACTTATACACTCGCCGATGGTTACGTTAATACTTGGCTCACGGTGAGCGATCAACCCGTCACATTCGATACTTACGCGCAAGCGCTCAAGGCCTTACGCGATTATTACGCCGACGGCGATGATGCCGTGCTGGGCGGCGAGATATGCGATTATGAGCGCGATTTAAAAATCGTTGAAGTAATCACGGGTAACGAGCACGTCCACCCCATCATGCGGGAGGCGCTGAAATGCTTGCGCTAATCCTATCCGGAGCCGCTGTGGTGCTCATCCTACTACTCGACCTCTAACCCTTAACCCAAACAAAAAACCGGCTTAAAGCCGGTTTTTTCATGCCTACTGGCCACTACCTAATCTTGACCACGTTCGGCGACGGCGTGCCCTCTACCATAGCGCGAAGCTCTGTTTTCGTGATCTTGCCCTCATTCAAAGCCCTAAACATGCGCGGGCTAATGTAA